TAATAACAGAAACAAAGTACAAACTAAGAAACATTAAACGTGGTAATCCCCAAGCATACATCCTGTTTAACAGTGATGTTCGTAAAGTCATGGGATCTGAAGAAAAAGATATTACTTTAATCATGATTGAAAAGGGTGACGTAGTTAATTTACAAAGTCTAACTGAACTTTTTGATAAACATAAACACGTTAAGTCCATGCAAGATGATGTTGAACGTATGAAACGTGAAACTAGTGAGTTGGTATAAACGAAGATTATATTTGAAACGTTAGCTACTGTGCAAGTAGGAGAAAGAAAAGAAATGACACTATTCGAATTAAAAAGATGCAACAAACATAATCAAGATGAAGAAATGATATTGTTATATAATAAGAAAACAAAAACTTATAGTTGTGTACCTAGTTGTAGGAAATGTGTAGAAGAACGGAGTAGATTAGATAATGCTATTAAAAAGATGGAAAAGTTACAAAAGAAATACCCAAATGCATTAGATAATATTGATTTATGTTAGATCCAACCAAAAATTAAGCCCTAAGGAGGAAAAATGAGTAACAAAGATTTTAATGATAAAAGTGTACCGTATAGATATGTGGGAGTAGAAATGAGTGTTTGCCCACAGTGTGGAAGAAATATGTCAAGTTTCAGTGCAAAACACTTTGGAATTTGTAATGGGTGTAAAGATAGAAACGAGAAAAAAATGACGGGCTTAATTTTTGAACGCAAGTTTTCAACTGACCATAAGAAAGAATGACTAAATGCAAACGTTGTAAAGAATTAGAATTAAAGATAGAAAGATTGATAGATGAAGGTCTAAAAGAACGTAAAGAATACAGAACATATCAAAAAAATGTAATATCGTATCTTGAAAACAGATTGTTTGAAAAACAAAAGTTAATTGAGGAATTAATGAAAGAATGAAAACGAAAACAGATGAATTATACACTAGATATTTTCATACTTTGATAGATACGTATCAGGATGAACTTAATGAGTTAGATGTCACAGTAAAAGATATTGATGATGTATCTGAAAGAGAGAAAAGGTTTAATGAATTGTTACCAAAGATAGAAAAAGAGTTTGAAATCTTTAAAGATAAAGGTTTGTTTTTGATTATTAATAAATACGATTGTCTTAAAGGTAAAGAAACTTTTGTTTGTTTTAATACATTTACCATAAATTATTTGCATGATGGTTACAATTCTCGAATACAGATTTTAATAATAGATGCTATAAATAATAACCATGTTGATGTTACTACTAATTGTAATGTTGTAAACGCTTATGATAAAGATGTTAAATTTATAGATATATTGAAAGAGTTGATGAAAGAATGAAATTAGACAAAATAACATTACAATTCACAGCAGAAGAAATTGAAGCTATACATTACACTATGAACTTAGGTATAAAAAGCTATAAAAGAAATAAACCGAAGTGTGCAGAAGATTGGATAGAAATTGCTGAGAACATTAGGAAAAAGTTACCAATTAAATTAAGGTTTGCTAATAACCACTGGAACAAAGCAGGTGAATGAGGTTAAAAAAGAATGATAACTAACCATATACAACATATACATTTAGGAAATGGTATAAACAAGGCATATACCTTGTGTAACTATATAATTATAGGGATAGAGACGTTAAGAAAAGAATTGCGTATAACGCATATTAAATCCAATCGGAAGGAGTTGCTCCAATGACCAAATTCAGAATACTAATCGCTTGTGAAGAAAGCCAGGCAGTTTGTAAGGAATTTAGAAAATTAGGTCATGAAGCATATAGTTGTGACATTTTGCCTTGTAGTGGAGGTCATCCAGAATGGCATATTCAATCAAATGTTCTCCCTCTTTTAGAAAAAGAGTGGGATATGGTTATTGCATTTCCTCCATGCACACATTTAGCAGTTAGTGGAGCAAAACATTTCGCACAAAAAATCAAAGATGGAAGGCAACAAGAAGGTATTAATTTTTTTATGAAGTTTGCTAACTGCAAATGTCCGAGAGTAGCCATAGAAAACCCTGTAGGAATTATGTCTACTAAATGGAGGAAACCAAATCAAATTATTCAACCATATCAATTTGGAGATAAAGCAAAAAAAACAACTTGCTTATGGCTAAAGGGTCTTCCAAATTTAAAACCCACTAAAATTGTTGATGAGGGAGAATTTTATATTAGCCCTTCTGGTAAGAAAATGGCAAAATGGTCGCATGACCCAATAGATGAAAACGGAAAAAAAATTCCTTACAATTCAGAAGAGATTAAGATTTTGCGAAGCAAAACCTTTCCAGGAATAGCACAAGCGATGGCTAAACAATGGTCAGAATATCTTGAGCAACTAATCGCAACTCCTTCCGACTCTGCTTCGCAGTCCGATAAATCGGAGGATTTAATATGAGTAAAAACATTCACTCCGTTCATCCGAATGGCTTCGCCACTCGCTTTTACTCTAATATTAGGCAAAATTCGAGAGGTTTTAACAATGATAGACAATAAAGATAGAATAAGATGGTTACATCGAAGTATTGATGAATGCTTATATACTTTAGAAAGAACAAAATCACAAGTAAAATTATTACATAAAGAAGTAGAGGATATAGGACAAAACCTCTCGAACTCAAGCTCTGCCAATGCAGAGTCCCCTAATAAATCTTTCACGGTTAAGAAGGACAAGCCTTCCACCACAAAACTTTGGTCTAACGACACGCATAATATTTAGGTTATGAGGTAAATCAATAATGAAAACAATATATGTAGTAGATGATAACGATACTGTAAGAGAATTAGTAGAAATGGTACTTGAACCTAAATATCATGTAGTAGGTTTTAGTAACGGACACGAAGCGTACAAGGCAATTAACACAGTTACTTGTGACCTTATCATAACTGACTATGAAATGCCTGTAATGAACGGTGTAGAGTTGGCTGACTTAGTCAAAGAAAGTAGTCCTGACACGCCAATAATGCTTTGTAGTGGCAACCTTCATGCTGCATCAAAAGAACCATTGTACAGACCTGACCTGTTTGTTGGTGCGTTACATAAACCTTACAGTCCATCTGATTTGGTTGACATGGTTGGAGAGTATTTAAAATGATAAGATTTTTAAAGTATAAACTGGCAGTATATTTACAGGAAAAGATGATTTTTACTCCAGATAACATTAATCAAAGACAAGCAGACAAATGGAATCATTTGGAAGCTATAAAGTTGTCAAGGGGAAAGGTGAAGATAAGATGGAACAAGATTTTTTGGTTAAAGTAGGTGGGAAGTTACCTTCTCAAGATAAGGAACTATTTTCTAAGATATTAAGTCTTGTCATTAAGAACTGGGAATTGACAAAACCAGCAGATTTAATGATGGCTAATAGGATGGTTGCTACTTGGATGACACTTCAGAGTGTTGAGGATAAGATTGAACAGAAGGGGACTACTTATGACTTTAACGGTCTTATGAAGATTAATCCGTTGTGTGATTATGCAAGAAATTTACAGAACGATTTGATGAGGTTTTATCGGTTGTTTCACAATTCACGTAAAAAAGACACAGCAGAACCAGAAGATTTTTCGTCTTGGATAAAGGATGTTGGACAAGAAAAAGCTGAGAAGTGATCCTTCTTATTTCATTAAACACATTATTGGTATGGAACTTACTTCGTACCAAGCTGAGTGGCTTAAGTTAGTTGAAACTAAGAAAAGGATTAGTCTTATGGCGTTTAGGTCATGTTTATCAGGTAATACAGTAGTTCATAACAGAGATGGTTCAGTTTGTCAGATTAAAGATCATCCTGATGCTTGGTGTATGGGTAAGAATAAAACTTATAGGATTAAACTTAATAATAAGAATTATTTAGACGCAACTGCTGAACATCCAATATTTACAACTAAAGGTTGGAAACAAGTTAAAGATTTAAATGTGGGTGACATTGTTGCAACTTTAGTTCAGAAAAAGAAAAGGGGTAGTAAATGTAAAATTAATCCTTTATTACTAGGTTTGTTATCCTCAGATTCTTATTGTTTCAAAGCTTTAGAGAAAGGACAGTCTATCAAGTTTATTAATACAAATTTGGATTTGTTAAAAAGATTTGAAGAATTAATAATTAAAGAATATCCAGAACTTATTTGTAGAAAATATAAGAAAGGTAATGGGTATGATTATGTTGTTACTTCTGGTAAAAAAACATTTAAACCTAATAGGTTAAGAACAGAGTTACGCTCTTTAAAGATTGATGACTATTTTCCGTTAGACATCTTAACTTCTACTAACAAAGACATAATTAAGTTTTTAGAAGGTTTATATGCAAGTGATGGTTGTTTTTATGTAAGGGAAGGTAAATATGCTTCTATCTCGTTACATTGTGGTTTGAAGAAGATATTTGCCAGGTATGTTTGTGCACTTCTGAAAAGGTTAGGTATTCATTCTTATGTTAAGAAATCAAAAGGACAATTTAATGTTATGATTGAACGTGCCAAACAACAAACTAAATTTTGTAAATTGGTTAAGCCTATCGGTAAAGATGTTAACAAAGTTCTAAAAGCTAATGAGAATAATAAGTTTTTTAATTGTGATTATGACATCACCGACCAATATAAGTTTAAAAAATATAAGTTTCAATGTTTTGAAAAAGGTTCAGATAATGAAATCTTTAAATGGTGTCAGATACAAAAAATTACTTATAAAGGTATTGAAGATGTGTACGATTTACACGTACCTGTCAAACAATGGTTTGTTGCAAATAACATTTTAGTTCACAATTCAGGAAAAACAAGACAATTACTTGTTAATTATTTTATTTGGAAAGCCGTAACTAATCCTATGATACACACTGATGGATATTGTATAATCTCTAAAACTTTACCACAAGCTATTGGGGTTTTGCGTAACATTCGTGAAACTATCTTAACTAATAAGATGTTAAAAACGTTAGTTCCACCGAACAGATCAAAAAGTTGGAGCCGTACTGAGATTGAACTTAACAATGGTGGTCGTATTTTATCAAAACCTTACACAAACAGTATTAGAGGTTTTCATTTTGGTGGTATTGCTTGTGACGAAATTGGTGAATATGAAGATTCAGAGATTTTAACTAAAGCAATATTACCAACAATTAGAGCTCATAGGGGTTTCTTTATTGGTGTTGGAACACCTAAAAGTTCTATTGACGTTTTACATGAGATTGAATCTGATCCAGGTTTTAGTTCAATTTATACTGACAGGTTTCCAGCAACAGGTGATAAAGGTAACTTGTTTGAAGAACGATACCCTGATTCAAAGATTGAATATGTTGATGGTGCAGTTCACATTGTTGACAGAAAAACTGGTCAAGTTATTGAAACATATTCGTCACTTACTTGGGAACAAGAGTTTATGTTAAATCCTGTTGGACTTCAAGATCAATTGTTTCCAGAATCAATGATTTCCGTTTGTCTTGATACATCCCAATCGTTTACTGAAGAATTAACTAACCATACTCAGACTTTTATGGGTGTTGACTTTGCTATGTCTGCTCAATCAGGTGCAGATTATACTGTTGTTACAATTCTTGAAAAGCGTTTAGACACAAATAAACTGCGTCTACTGAACATTTATCGTTGGAAAGGTCTGGACTACAATATACAGAAAGAACGCATTGTAGAGCTTTCTAATAAGTTTAAGGTCACTAAGATACTAGGGGATGAGAGTTCTTTTGGTAAAACGTTTATTTATGATCTTAAAGCTGAAGGAATTCCGATTGATGGGTTTAAGTTTACACCTGGTTCAAAAGAAGATTTGATTAAAGCGTTACGTGATCAGTTTGAAAAGAAGGGGTTCATAATTCCTTACAGTCCAGATGATTTTAAAACAAGGACAACAGTTAAAACTTTAATGGATGAACTTACTAAGTTTGGAATCATATTTGATGCAAGGAAAAAGCTTGTTAGGTTTGAGGGCTTGGGAAAATACGATGATTGTCTTCGGGAGGGGACAAGGATTTTTACAGAAAATGGATGGAAACCTGTTGAAGATGTTAAGATTGGAGATTCTGTTTTAACTCATAGAGGCAGGTTTAGGAAAGTATGGAGAACAGTAAAGAAACCATTTAAAGGCAAATATCTTCGTATCAAACCTTATGGATCACTTGAGTTTGATGTTACACATGAACATCCAATTTATGCTTGTAAGAAAAGTAATTTTTTTTATAAATATAAAGATAAAAGTAAAGCAAAAAGGTTTTGGAATCCAAAATGGGTATTACCACACCAGTTAGCAAATGGTTATAGAACAATGTATCCAATCATGCGACAGACTATTAAATGTCCATATTCTAAGGAAAAAATGTGGTTGATTGGATTTTATCTAGCAAACGGAAGTTGTAAAAATGACGGTATGTTCTGTCTTTCTTTTAATTCTAAGAATAAAAAAGATATTAAGAAAGCAAAAGAATGCATGAAAAAAGAATATGGTTTAGAATTTAAACAATATACGTATAATAATTGTGTTATTCTTCAGAAAGGTATGAAAAAACATATACAGTTTTATTTAAATTTAGGTAAAAGTGAAGATAGAAAGTTACCTTCTTCTTTTTTAAAATATCCTGTTGAGTATCAAAAAGCGTTATATGATGGGTATTTCTGTGGTGATGGATATGTTGATCCAAACGGAAATCATATAACTGCTTCTATTAGTAAAGAGTTGTCACTTCAGATGCAGATGATACTTTTAAGGATGAATAAACCTGCTTTGATTAGTAAATTAAAAAGGAAAAGGTATGGCACTAAAAATAAAGATCAATACTGGGTTTCTTGGAAAGAGAGTAAACATAACAATGTAAAAGTAACTATTGAAGGTGATTATTTAATTTCAGCTATACATAGGATTAATGAAGGTTATATGCGTTAAGATGTTTATAATATTGAAGTTGAAGAAGATGTAAGTTATGTAGCAGAGAATACTATTGTTCATAATTGTGTGATCTCTTTATCATTAGCCAATTTTATCGCTAGACACATCTCAATGGGTTTGTTTAGAGCTATTAAGGGTAGTCACAGGAAATATAACAAGCAATCTAACCCTTTTTTTGCTGTAGCTAAATAAAAAATCAATTATTTTAAAAAGGATAACTTTCTAAAGAGTATTGTAATGAAATTATTTGGCTTCCAGTTTGGCAGAATTCAAGAATCAGGTAAAGCTCTAGTAGTTAATAATCCTACTAATTCAGTATGGGGTTCACAAGATGATGAAGAAGAAGATAGATTAAAATTGTATGAAGATTATCTTAAAGCTTACAAACATTATCCGTTAGTAACTTCAATTATTGACGTTCAAGCTGATCAAGTTGCACAAGAATTTTATTTTGAAGGACCAAATAAGAAATCTTTGATGGAATGGTCAGATAAGATTAATTTGTTAAACTTTTTTCACAGATTAACTAAACCTTTTTTAATTTATGGTAACGTGTTTGTTGAAGTTGTTAACACTGATAAGAATAAGAAAGAGATTGAACAGTTAAAAATTTTAGATTCTCGACAAATTGAAGTTTACAGATCAAAAACAGGGGATGTTAAAGGTTACGGACAGATTATACAGGATCAAAAGATGGTTTTATGGGGAACTACAGGTAACAAAGATAAAGATAAATCTTTTAAAACTCGTATTTCCAGCATAGATTCAATTGTACACTTTAAATATAACGTTATTGGACCAGAAAAGTATGGAACAAGTGTTGTAAGACCATTGTTACAAAATTTAAGTTTAAAAAAGTCAATGAATGCTAACTTAGGTAAGATTCTTAAGAAATATGCAGCACCATTGATTGTTGCTAAGGTTGGAACTGATGAGTTTCCTGCAAATGATACAGTTGTTCAAGAAATTGCTAATGATTTGAAAGATTTACAAGCAGAAAGTGAACTTACAGTCAGTCATTTGGTAGACATTGACATTAAATCGTTTGATTCTAAAGGTGTTGATTTACAAACACCAATTAAGACTGCTGACCAAGAAATAATTACTGGTGGTCAAGTTCCACCTGTTTTGTTGGGTAGGTCAGATGGTATTGATAAAGCAACAGCAGAAGTATCGTTAAGAAATTTTGGTAGACACATTAAAGCTATTCAGCGTATATTAAAGACAGAGTTTGAGGATAAGATTATAGTAGGTCAAGATATTGGTACACAAGAAGATAAGTTGGTTTGGGGAAAAGCAGAAGAACGGGAATGGGAAATAGAAGTAGACATATTACGTGGATTGGTAACAGATGGTATTCTAAGCCCCCAAAAAGCCAATGATCTGTTACCACCACGATTTCACGAAATCCTCCCCCAAATGCCTTTGTTGAATGGTCAGGAACAAGGGCAGGATGGGGTTCAGAGTCCAAGAAATTCACAAATGAAAACTGATAAGGTTAAAGATAATCCTAATGATCCTACTCAAACTACTAAGAATAAGAATACTAACAGTCGTGTTAACAAAACAGATAGGAAAGTACCTATAAAATGAGTTTAGATCAAAATAAGAAATTTAAGAGAGCATTGCAACCAGGTGACATTGGTGTAGTTTCAGGCAGTAAAAAGAATCAAGTTGTAATGGAAATTATTGGTGAACAAGGACAAGTTGTCGGTGAATATGTTGACAATGGTAAGGATAAGAAATTACCTTATCAACAGTTAATTGAGAGGCGATCGTTATGATGATAGATTGTCCAGTCTGTGGTAAGAAACATACAGTAAATGACAGATATGACAATAAAGACTTTATATGTCCAAACACTACGAATGCACCTAATCAGAAGATATATCAAGATGTTAAACCAACGGACCAACTTACAAGATCTGGTTATAATTGGAACAGATCAAGTACGTTAGAAGATACAGCCATTCCAACCACAATAGAAATTCATGGTCCAGACTATCGACCAACAGGAGAAAAGATTGGTCAGTTAAAGAAGAATTACTAAAATGCCGTTTACATTAATAAAGACAGGAAAGAATAAAGGAAAGTATAAGAGTCCATCAGGTAAGATATGGACTAAAGACCAAGTTAAGAGATATTATGCAAATAATAAGGAGGATAAAATGGAAGAACAAGTTATAGAGAATGTAAAGTTTACGTTTAATCCAACTGTGTTTGAGGCTAAAAAGTCTGATAAAGATAAGAATTGGTTAAACATTGGTGGTACTGCACTTGTTGAAGGTGTATCAGAAAATAAGAATCATTATACTATTGAAAATCTTAAAGAGAACGATGGTAAAGAGTTTAAGTGGTTAGTAGGTCATCCGAGAGAGGCAGAAAGTCACGTTGTAGGTAAAGGTAAGTTAACTTTAGAAGAAGGTAAATTAGTTCACGAAGGTAAGATAAGAAACACTTCAAACCATCCTGACATTGTTGAACAGGTTGCAGACGGGTTTCTTGGACCTTCAATTCACGCTTCAGCTAAGAAAGTTAAACGAAAGAAAGATGAATATTATGTTGAAGGACTTTCAATTGACGGAGTAGGTTTAGTAGCTTTTCAAGGTGTTAAATCTGCATCTATTGACTATGCTTTGGCAGAAAGTTTTGATAAGAAATGGAACGAAATGAATGAGTCACAAGATGGTGACGAAAAGAATAACAACGACAAAGGTGATAATAAAATGGCAGATGAAGAACCAAAGAAAGATGTTCCAGCACCTGCACCTGAAGCTGAAAAAAAGCCAGTTGAAGATGTAGAGGCTCTAAAGGAATCAAATAAGAAGTTAGAAGATGAATTGAAAGCTTTGAAAGAAGCAAAGAAAAGTGAGATTGTTGAATCTATTCTATCTCTGAACTCAGAGCTTAAGAAAGAAGAATTGATGAAAGAAAGTGAAGACAAGCTTGAAATGATCAAGCAATACGAACAAAAACTTGTTGAAAATAAAGAAACAACAAACAATGCAATAGTTGAAAGTGAAGGGGACGATGATGAAGAAGATGAAGAATCAGCTAAAGAACCTGAACTTAAAGAATATGCAGAGAATAAGTCTGGTGTATCTTTTACTAAAGAAGCATACGACAAGTTTAATAAAGAAATAATTGAGAGGGTGAGATAAGATGGCACAGTCAGGATTTCAGCTTTCTGATGAAGGTAGAACAATAACTGTTCTTAACGATTCAGGAACAACTGCAATTACAGCAGGTGACGTAGTATATAGTGCAGTAAATAATGATGTTCTTACAGGCACAGCAGCATCCGCAAGGAACGCTTATGCAGGTGGAGATATCAAAGTTAAGTCTGTTCTATGTGCAACTACAGGTTATAAACAACCAATAGGAGTAGCATTAGAAGACATACCAGTTGATGGATATGGTGCAGCAGCAATGGAAGGAATATTTATCCACGCAGCTAAATCAGATACAGAAGCAGGTGATCCAATCAGGGCATCTCCAGATGGAACTACAGCAGCTAATTATGTAGTAACACTAACAGAAGGTACAACAACAGTAGCAAAAGCAGATATTGATCAAGGCAGATATAAAATCGGTCGTGCATTGACAGGTGGAAGTGCAGAAGGAAAATACATTATCTGGAAATTAACACTATAAGGAGGGATAAAAGATGCCAACACAAATACTAAATACAGGAAGTGCAGACTTTGCATCATCTAGTGCAAACTCTGCTACTACTTCATATCTAGTGCCTCGAAGACTTCTAAACAAAGTTATTCAAGCAGCTAGAAAGAAACTATTACTAAGGGGACTTGCAGCTATGACTTTTGGTCCTGCTGACATACCTGGAAGAACACTTGTTATTCCATTTCAGTCAGAAATAACTTCAAACAACGCAATGTCAGTTGACAGGGTTGGTGAAGGTGGAGAGATACCTCTTACACAAACAGAGTTTGAAAACAAAACAATCACACCAGTTAAGTATGGTGCAAGGGTTGGAGTTGTTAAAGAACTTATGGAAGATGGTATAACAAACCTAATCAGTTACCATGCAGAACTTGCAGGTTACGAATTTGCAGACAATGAAGAAAGTCTGATTGTATCAGCACTTGACTCAGGAACAACTGCATCAAGTCACACTGTGGCTAACAGTAACGCAACTCTACCTATAAGTGACATTACAGCAGCAATGCAACAGATTGAAGCAGACAATTATGAACCTACACACATGATAATCGGTGTAGAGATTGCTAACGATCTAAGAAACATTGACACTTTTGTAGAAGCTGACAAGTCTGGAGTTAATAACCCATCAAACAGTTTGATCGGTCAAATCTTTGGAATGAAAGTTCTTGTAAGTAACAATGTATCTGCAAAACTTGCATACATAATTGATGCAAAACACGCATTTATAGTATCTGAAAAAAGACCATTAACAGTTGAACGTTACATGGACTATGCAAGAGATACTCAGTTTGTTGTTGTAACTCAAAGGTTTGCAGCAGATTACTGGAGAGCTAATGCAATGTCAGAAATTACCACTACGTAAGTAGTGAATATTTTTATTTTATTTTTAATATACTAAAAGGTGATAAAAGATGGTTTACAATATTGGATGTAAAAACGGACTTAATTGTAACTGGGGTTCACCAGCAGCAGCAAATGAAGTAGGGGATAGAGAAATGGGTGTAGGAACACCAGCACACGCAGCTCCTGTTCAGACTTTGTACGTTAAAGTTGACGCAACACCAGGAACATCAAGCATATACAGAAATTCAGACGGCTCAACAACATGGGCACCAATGTCAGATGATTAAAGATGGATAAGAAAGAAATTTTAAAATCTAAGATTGAAGCTTATAGTGAGAAACCTTACAACAAGTATATAGTTCATAGAGCCAAAGCAGAACTTAAAGAACTTGAAGGATCAAAACCAGAAGTGGTTAAGAAGGTTAAGAAACTAACTAAAGAAGAATTGTTTGACTTAAAGAAAGATGAACAGGTTAAACTTCTTAATAAGTTAGGAGCAGAAAAGATTCCTCGCTATGAAAAGCAAAGGGTTGAACTTTTGCTAAAACTTCAGTAAAAGATTTAGAAGGTGAACGAAATGGTTGAAAAGAAAGATTATGTAGATATAACTCCAAAAGGAGTAGATAGTGATTCAAAAGGACAGAAGGGTAAACCTTTTACAGTGTTTCAAGAATCAGAAAAAGAACATATTATGGAAAACCCAGATGGTTTAACAAAGGAAGGAATAGATAAAAAGATTGAACTTTGGAAAGGATCAGTTAACAGACACGTTGAACTTAAGTATCGTGCAATGTTAAGTAATTGTAAGAAAATCCAACCTTCAGGTAAAGATACAGAAGGTAACATTATACTTTCAAGAGATAAGTCAGGCAATCCTACTTGGGTTGAAGAAGTAGTTAAAGATCATAATAAGAAAGGTGATAAATAATGGCAGCTGGAGATGTAAGTGTACTAGGTCCCTTTGTTGCAACAGATGATACGAGCATAGATACAGCTCTTACAGCAGTTGCAAATAGTGGGAACGTATTAATAACTTCATGGAGTAGTGGAACTAATCAAGTAATGTTTGCAGTGATAGCAACTAGCTAAAGGGGTTTGAATGACAACACAGCTAGGTGGTTATGAAGATAATGCAGATTCAAAAAACTCTGTTAGGAGAGAAGTTACTGTATCATCTTCAGGTGATAAGGCTTACCTAGATGTAAAAACGGTTAATGTTACGTCAGATAATAGACAATCTGGCACAATTACTGTAACTAGCGGTTCTGGTTCTGTTGCTTTAACTAATGTTAATATTAAGAGTGACTTTATTGGTGTTTCTGCACCAAACGCTTCAGATACCTTTACTGTTAATGTTATTGATACAGATACAGGCGTAATCTTAACAACTTTTGAAGCAAGGGAATCTGATGATGGTGTAGCAAGATCAAAATCATTTGGACTTTCTTTATACAACATTACAATCAGTATTACGAGTGCAAGTAATGACGGATCATATACATATTTGGTGATGGGTTAATGACAATAAGATACACTACGTTAGTACCAAACAAACAAGAACCTTGTGATTGTAAACATGATTTTATAGTACTTGAAGAACCTAAGATTGAAATACTTGATGGTAATATAACTGGACTTAACCTTTACACTTGTGTTTATTGTCAAGATACGTTATCACAGAAAGAAGATGAATATTACAGACCAACTGGACTGGTTGTTGATTATCATGGTACATTTAAACCTGTTTATGAACGTACACACGTTGAAGGGATGCTTGAACACATATTAAATGGAGGAAGTTTGAATTAAATGGAACGTAAAACTTGGGCAGGACTCGGTGCAGCAACAATCGTCTTGTTAGCAATCCTTGCAGGTTATATCGTTACAGATAAAACTTATGTTTGTGAACAAAGAGGAATCATAAGTGAATGTGAACATTTTTCAAGTTCAGGCATTACCTGTTATCCTCATTCTAATAACTTTTCAGACGGAACACGATGTTATGAAGGTTGGAAAGGATCAGTTAATTACCAGGAAGAATATGAATATGAACTTGGACTGATTAAAGTAGTTAACACTTATGAAGAAGAATGTCCTTACGGATTTAAAGACAATAGTTTAGTCCCGATCAATCCTCATCAACTATGTCAAGAAAGAACTAATCCTTTCATGGACAATGGTTTTATTATTGGTTATTATCCTGGTTCTTACACATTCAGTCCTGAAGAAATATTAAGTCTGTGTACTTCTGGATATTGTAAGATTGGTTACAATTCAACATTTATTACAACTTTACAATCTGACTTTGACTTGGGAACATACAACAAAACTTTTTATAATACAACAGAGAACGCTTTACAACTTAACTTATCTTATTATAACGGAACTTATCTAAGTCAATCCTTTGACAGTAGTTCAACTGAAACAACTTGGAACAATTATACTATGTACCTTGACTATGCAGGTGGTCTTAACAGTAGCGAAGATAGTTCATATTTCAATTATACAGGAATAGTTAGCAGGTGGGGTTTTGAAGGTAACGCACAAGATACAGAAGGTAACAATGACGGAATTGTGTCAGGTGCAACATTGACAAGTAACAGTAAAGTAGGTTCAAGTGCTTATGACTTTGACGGTGTTAATGATGCAATTAATACTACAGACATTGATTATTCAATGGGTAAGTTTACGGGTTCTGTTTGGGTAAAACTTAAAGGTACGATTTCAGGCAAGATGTTTTTTCAAGGGGATTCAACAGATTTATTACAATTACAATATGATGGTGCAAGTTTAAGTAATACGTTTAGGTTTAGGATTGATACAGCAGGTGGAAACTGTGTAGCAGTTTCAACCACAGAAGCAAGTTTGAACGAATGGTATCATGTTGTTGGTACTTATAACGGTTCACAAAATAATATATATGTAAATGGACAACTTGAATCAAGTGATACGACATCTTGTTCTGGCGCAATAGATAATTTTGTTAATTCCTTTTCTATTGGCGCAAATGCTTTAGAGTCAGGTTTTGGTAGTTTTATTAATGCAACGATAGACGAAGTAGCAATTTTTAACCGTACCCTATCTGATTCAGAGATTGAAAACTTATATCTTAGGGGTGTTACAAAGATTAACGGAACTATAGAAATATCTAACAGTAGCGACTTTACAAACTCTTATGAAATTGATTTTCTTAAAACACCATCAGTAAACATACCAAGCATAAGCGGTCAGTATGCAAGGTACAACTTATACTTAGACACAGTATCAAACACAGTAACACCTAACGTTTACAACGTAACTTTTGATTATACGTCAGGTGACACACCACCAACAGTAAACTTAATATCACCGCCTGACAATGAGATTAACATTACAACAACTTCATTTGATTTTAAGTGTAACGCAACAGACGACTTTAACTTGTCTAACATGACATTCTATCTATCAGATAATAATAGTTTAAATTGGATAGCTAACGAAACTATCATACTAGGTAACACAAGTAATCATACACAATCGTTTACTAAATCTTTAAGGAACGGTGTTTATGAATGGAGTTGTGGTGCTTTTGACAGTGCAGGTGCAGAAACGATAGCTACCAATTATACATTAACAGTTAACTTTACGATACCAAACGATGCACCAAACGTTACAATAATCAGTCCAGTAACTGGTACTTATGACAGGAACTGGTTGTTCATTGAATATAATGTTAGTGATTTACAGAACGATACAGTTGATTGTGACATTATAGGAGATTCAGTCACGATTCAGTCTAATAATAGTCTTAATACTACAGGAGACGTTGTGTTTAACATCAATTATAACTGGACTAACATAAGTTATCAGGAACATACTGTACAGGTTCAGTGTGATGATACTAAAGAGGTTACAACTAAAAGTGTAACTGCTACAACTAGGCTTAGGATTACTAATTTAATATCTGCAAGTGAAGGTACAAACTTCTTAAACTTTACATGGACAAACCCAACCAATGTTGAATGGACATCTAACTGGTTATTACTTGATAACGTGTTTAACGGTACTACTACTGATAACACTGTTAAGATTGAAGGTTTAAGTTCAACTACCACTTATAACTTAACTGTTATTCCTACGAATGATTGGTACAATGGTACTGTGTCAAGCGTTCTTGGAACTACAATTACTGTAACTGAACCTAGCTGTGACGGCGGTTTTGCTGACGAGTTTAAATATTGTGTACTTGAAGCTACAGAGTTCGGTATGAGATATTATGCTTGTAACGGTGTAGAAACTGACGCTACAACCTGTGTAACTAACGGTTGGGAAATATATCAAGGTGATTAGAAATGAAACGAATAATAATAAGTTTAATGATAATGATTTTAATGTTAACTAGCATTGTCAGTGCAGTTTGTACAGTTACGCTTGACAAGGAAGTTTATAACCCTACAGAAACTGCTGAAGCTATAATGACTTGTTCAGACGCAACAGAAAAGTCTAAAGCTTACACGCTTACTTGGTACAATGGTTCAGGGACAATACTTGAAGAAGATACAGGCATAACACCATCTGTTGAAGACACACCTTTCTTTAAGACGTACCAGATACCTTCAACTGCAATCAACTGGACTTATGCAAGTGCTAACCTTACAGGAACAAACTTAGAAGGTTCAGACACGTTTAATACCACTGACACAGTAGGTAACAGGTTAATAATTGGCAACTGTCAGTTTAAACCTAAAGCTTTTATCGGTTCAGACTTTTCAGTTGATTGTACCATTGAAGACGTAAATGGTAAAAAAATAGACAATGCACATTGTTCAGTTTATGCTACAGATAATAATGGTGCACCTTTACAAATATCAGAAACTACAACTGATTCTATTGATGGTGAATTTGTTAGTAGTGGTATATTAAAACCTGAAAACTTGGCTGAAGATACAAGTTATTTAGCAGACATATCTTGCCATTGTGAAACAGGTGATAATAAGTGTTGGGATGAAGACGGAACAGACATAGAAAAATATCAAGGTTCAACTTCAATTGGTTTTGAAACATCTAAATGGTTAAGCGTTGAAGCACTTACAAGGCGTGATAATTTTGAAGCAAGGGAAGTATTAACTGTTTGTGCAAATGTGACAACTGTTGACGCAACAGAAAGAATAAACACTGAGAACTATTATAAAGTTTGGTGCGGTGACACTTTTACTTCAACGGACAGGGTAGTTATCGCAGCTACACCTACAAATGAACCTGACAGACGAGGTATTAATGCTAACCAGACACTTAATCATTGTTGGGCTATGGTAATACCTGAAAAGAGATGGATGCAAGGTAGAACTAACAACTGTTTAGCATCTGTTGAAGTCTGGGTACTGAACGATGAAGGTCAAAGGATTAAGTTATATAGCGATAGAAGTGATAATTTCAACATTACGATTTCAGACTTAGGAATCAATGCTGACTGGCAGATTACTGGTGATAATAACGAAATCTTGACAACAACTGTTAACATGAGCAGTGACAAGTATAATGATTGGATGCCTGACGGTAACGCTGGTAACATTGATTTAAGGTTAGATTTAAACACTGCTGAATATGTTGACGCTTACACTGATAGTGTTAAAGATGGAATGATAGATTTTGATGACTTTTATAACGTTCAAAACTTAGAAAGTTGTTCAGCTAGTTATTGTAACGGAACTGATATAAATTGCAGGTTAGAAGTAACCAACGATGGTTTTATTGAAGTTGAAGTACCAGTTGACAATCAATCATCAGCTTGTATAAACGCAACAGTAACAATGCACACTTACAGGAACGATGAAGTATCAGCTTTTGAAAGTATATCATCAAGTATCTTAACATGGCTAGGGAGGATTTTCATAAGCAAATGAAACGTATAATCTTTATTTTTGTATTGCTTGTATCAGTCTTATCAGTTTATGGTGGTATATCTTACGAAGATTCAAATTATAAAAGTTATTGTATAGACGAACCATTTGTATTAAAGATATTTGTTAGTAACCATTCGGATTTCATAACTGATGCTGAGTGTAAGATTACAATGTATGACCCTTCTGGAAACCCTGACATTGATAATGAAGATATGATTCTTTTAGGTAGTAGATTTTATTTATATCCAATTAATATCATAGATGAAGTTGGTGAATGGTTAGCAATTTATACTTGTAATAATTCTGATGATTCACAAGTTACAGAAATGCGAGAATTTGTTGTAATAAAACCAGCAGATACAACTACAATAAATAAGAATTTAACTACAATAACAAATAATACTGTTCAGATTATAAGTGACGTTTCTAACGTTAACGATACAACTAATCAGATTAACGATACATTAAACGATGTTGAAGTAATAGTTAATGACATTAATGATACGTCTAACAACATTTTTACTCAAACTACTGAAATAAATAATACTCTTGATTACGTTAACAAGTCAACAATATCAACCTTTACAGCAGTTAGAACGTTATCAGTTAATCTTAGGAACTCAAGGTTTTTTGAATATATCTGGGAACTGTTTAGTCCAAGAACTATAACTAATGGTGGTGGTACAGAGATAAATAGAACTACTATTGCTACTTGTGTATGGAACGATCCTTACAGTTCTGAATGTGACAAATACAGAGAGATAGATAATATAAGATAATGGCACCTAAAAATATTAATGAAGTGATGTTAACACATCTTGAATATATCCGAAGAAAACAGGATGAACATGATTTTAGGTTATCAAAGATAGATGATAAGTTAGATGAAGGAACAGGTAAGATTAGATCAATCAGAGAAATGTCTTACTCTGCACATAAACGGATAGACGTAATGGATAAACGATATTGGGCTACCATAACATTAATTGTTGCAATAGTATCAGTGGTAGTCTTAATAATACAACAGGTGAGTTAAATGGTAAAGAAGAAAGTAGAAGCATTTGATTGGAAAAAGTTTGCACTGGGACTTAAAAGACCAGCCATTGCATTGTTAGGTCTTTGGTTAACTACGTTAGCTGGACAACCACAATGGGCATGGGTTGGCGGTATCGGTGCAGAAAGAATCTGGTCAACTATTGAATTTTATCTTAAGAGGTGAATTGTAAATGGATTATGAATTGAATGACTTGTTTGACAACATACAGAAAAAGATTAAAGATAAGAACAACCAAATAGCATCTCAGGAACGGATGGTTGAAAGTTTAAGAAGTGAGATAAACTCATTAAAGAACCAACTTGCACAGAAAGAAGGTCAGATAACTGAGCTGAACTCTAAGTGGTCAAAGATATCATCAATATTAAAGAAGGTGGACTTAAAATGAAATGGGTATTAAACACTAAGAAAGGAACAACAGTTAATCATCCAAAACTAGGTAAACTGAAAGGTGGAATTGCTTATCAGTTTGAAGATAAAGATGCAATGATGGTTAAAGGCATATATAACATAGTAATCTTTGATGAAGTTAAGAAAACAACTATTTTATAAATGTTAAATGGGTGATTATTAACATGACAGTTTCAATAAGTGACGTATCGGCTGACACAGGCGAAATCTATGATGCAGTAGATGGTGGTACAACTGCTGTTACATCCATCATTAACAGGGCAAGTAACTTTGTTGTTGCTGCTGGTGGATCATCAAGTGACGATTCAGTCATAAGACCATTAGCAGATGCAATGACAGTTAATCAGGTTATTGGTGGTGTTGATGGTGTCAATAAGACAATAGGGACATTAAGTGTTGGTGAAAAAGATTTGACATCAATGCGTAACTATTTCAAGGTTGAAGCAGACAGGGCAGCAGTAATACAAGGTTATTCGTTAAGTGGGTTAAGAATATTGTTTAAAGATTCAGAGGATGTTTAATGGCGTTAGCAAATTCATTGGTAACTACTACTAGAAACTTAGTGAATACTTTTGGTAACGATTCAACAGTTTATCCTTATTCGTCAGCAACAAAGACTACTTCAGATGAAGGTGATGAAACAATCACAAGCTGGGGAACAACAGCAGTAATAACAGAAACTAAAGTTGTTGATGGTATCAATATAAAGAGTCAATTATCAATGGTTATGCAGGGTATGGAAACTTTGGGTAACGATTCAAAGATATTTAGAGATGACGTTACAATATCAGTTAACGATAGAGTTAACATTGATGGTGTCAATTATAGGGTTATTGAAATTCAACCTACAAGGGCACAAAGCATTTTAGTATTTAATCAAGTATCATTGACACGAGTTGATGATATAATAAATTGGTAATGGCATATTTGACATATATGTCACTTGCTACGAGGCAAAATGGCAGTTACAAGAGCAACAATAAGAACAAGTTCATGGGACGCAGTATATAATCTGTTACAAACAGGAACATACGCAATATCTACAAATAACATTTTCTCGGCATTCAACAGTCAACTGATTGAAGATAAAGGATATCCAGTTGTAATAATTAATTCACCTTCAGCATCAATTAATAAAGAAACTGTAACAGGCTTAAAAACAAATTCAGATGTTATGATTGCTATATCAATATATCATAATTCTGCTCAGAACGTTAAAGCTTTAACCGATGAAGTTACAAATTCGTTATTAAGTGGTAGGACAGTCTTAGCAGGTAACGGACTAAAGAATATGAACATTGGTGAAGGTGTATCTGACAGTTGGCAGGAAGGGGGTAAAAAGAAACATAGGATTGATCTTATTGTTTCTTTTAGGTTTATTTCACAATGATAAATGTATCAGTTGATATTAAGGATGCATTCTCAAAGTTAACTGGTATTCAACAGACTATGAGAGAGTTTAGAAAGACAGGTTTAGCTAAATATTATGGTCGTAGGATAGTTAAACGTGTTAGAGATCAGATTAACATATTACCTTATCATGGTTACACTGCAAATGGACATAATACTCCCCAATCATTAAACAAGACAATCTTTGTTGATTATAAAGACGCTTACTTGAAAGTTGAGATGAAAAGAAAAGGTAGGGGTATCAAGCCTGAATGGGTTGAATATGGAACAAGAAGGTCAGATAAAAGTTCAAGAGGACCTAATGATAGAGGTTCAGTAGCCAAACATCCGTTTGAGAAAGCAATATTAAAATTTATAAGTTATGACGTGGAACAGATAAATAATCAAGTTGCAAGTTTATTAGTGAATGACAAGAGTGGTGGAGTGCCACAAGCTGGAGATAGTATATCTGGTTGGAAAGTACAATGAGTCGAGTGACAAAATTAATTATAAAACTAAAAGGTGATAAATAATGGCAATAACAAGTTTGGACCATTATGAAGGTGAAGATGTAATAATCACTTTCGAAAGAGAAGGTTCACAAACCATCACAAACGTTGATGGAAAAGTATTAACATGGAACTCTGGTGGAGGAGCTCAACCTACAGAAGACGTGTATGCATTTGGAGGTAAAACATTTAACTTCCAGAAACCAAGAGAGAAGTTTACATTAAGTTTTGACATAATGATAAACGATACTTTCTTTGACTTTGCACAGTTCGGTAGTAATTCAACTACACCAGACTCATCAAACAATAGATTAGTATTATCAACAGACGCAACAAGTAGATGGAGAATCATATTCTGGTTCCAAGACAGTCAGTATCATGTATCTAACTCAGGTAATACTGTAACTGTACCATCACAAGATCAAGCAATATACAGAATGATTTGTTGTGACGTTAAGTCAGTTACGTTTGATAAAGAATTTTCAGCAGATGAATATATGAAAGGAACACTTAACCTAGAATTTTCATCAGCAGACTCTGACGGATTTGCTAACTTTATTGAACAAGAAGGTATCTATAATGGTACTACATCAACAATCTTAGCTAGTATGACTACAACTGCAACAGATGCAGCAAGTAATTCAGGTCTGTTAAGGATATCTAAAGGTTATCTTGATTGGTCAGCTACTACAACACCTAGTTGGACAGCTGGAACTACAACCACAAGATACAGGTACACTAATTAAAGATGAAAGATAAAATACTATCTGAAACTGATAACGGTGACGGTACAGTAACTATTGTTAGGATGACTGCATCAGGAACAGCAGTTGCAGGTAGATATCCTAAGAAGAAGAAAAGCAGTAAGAAAGAAGAAGAATAATTTTTATTTTTTTAATTTTTGATTAATTGAGGTGTTTGAATTGGATGATGAGAAGATATTAGTAGTAATCCCTTACAGAAAGGGTGAAATTGAACAGGCAACAAAGGCAGCCGACATACACAAATCAAGAGCTGGGATGCCTGTGCAAGTATATTTGATGGAAGATGAATATAAAGAAGGTTGGGTTGCAATGCAGAACTGGGCAGCCAGAAACCTAAACTATGATTATTTAATTTATTCTTGTGACGATTATTTTCCAGGTATTAATTATGTTAAGATCGCTTATGATACGTTACAAAAGACTGGTAAAGGTTTGTGCGTGTTTAATGATGGGAAATGGTATGGTCATATAGCCACAGCAGGGCTTATATCCCGAAAGTTAATTGAGAAATTGCCTTATGACATGGGCTTATTTTCTGATGATTACAAGCAAAACTATGGCGATACAGAGCTAACAGATGTAACAATACATTTGAAAGAGATTGTTTATAATCCTGATGCAGTGTTAATGGAGATTGATTATGAAAAAGAATCTAAACCTCACCTTAACATGAAAGATAAATTGACTTATAGAAACAAAAAAGTTGAATGGGTGAAGCATTTTGACTAAAAGGATATTGATTACTGGAGCAAATGGGTTCATAGCTCATAACATGGTTAAGTATTTCTTGGAACATACAGACTGGATAATTTATGCATTAACAAGAAGTAGTTCAGACAGGGTTCCAAACAGTGATAGGGTTTACATTAATAAGCACATACATCAAATGAATAAGGTTAAGTTTGATTACATCGTTCACACGGCAGCAAGAACACAAGTTGATGAAAGTCTTGATGATGTTATGCCTTTCATTCTTGATAATGTTATGTTTACTGGTATATTGTTTGAATGGATCAAAAAACATCAGGAACAGGCAAAGGTTTGTTTGTTCTCTAGTGATGAAGTGTTAGGACCAGCTAAACGTACTGAATCGTTTAATGAATCTGCTCCGTTTAAACCTTCCAATCCTTATTCAGCAACAAAAGCATCTCAAGAGATGTTAGCTTATTCTTTTGCACATTCGTTTGGACTTAACATATTTATCGTTAGGTGTATGAACGTAATCGGACAAGGTGAAAATGAAAATAAGTTTATAGGTAAGACTATCAAAGCAATAAGGAACGAACAAAAGATAATATTACACGGAACAGGTAAAGATGACGTTGCGTCACGACACTGGGTATATGCAGAGGATGTAGCAGCAGACGTACATTATTTATTGTTAAAAGATATTAAACCTAAAGAGATATTTCATATTGCTGGTATCGAGGTTGATGTATATACGTTAGCATCAAAAATTTATGAAATTATCAAGAAAGAAAAGTTACCTGATAACATGATTAAATGGATAGATTTTCATCATGCTAGACCTGGGCATGATAGAAGGTACAGTCTTGACGATTCAAAGTTAAGGAACATGAACCAGCTTCAAGCGTATAAAGATATTGATACAATATTAAGAGAGATGATTCAAGATGAATGAGTATATGCAAGTTGTAACAGACAATCCGTTTAATAGTCAAGTTAAGATGTTTAAGCATAGTAACAAACTAAACCAGTACAAAGTATCAGGATCAACTGATTCGCCAATCTTAATTGAAGTTAACTTGACTGATAGATGTCCGTTGTCTTGTAAATGGTGCATTTCAAGTTATTCAGCTAAGAATAATAATGTTATCAAGACAGATAAACTTAAACAGTTCCTTAAAGAATATGTTGAAGCAGGTGGTAAATCTGTTACTTGGTCAGGAGGTGGTGAACCTACACAACATCCAGACTTTTGTAGTATCTTAAACTATGCTAAGAAACTTGGACTTGATCAGGGATTAATGACTTGTGGACTTTATCCAAAAGAGTATAATCGTACTATTGAAACGTGTTGTAAATGGGTTAGATACTCGTTAGACACAAACGATCGTCAACATTATCTTGACATTAAAGGTGTTAATGCAGTTGAAAAAGTAATTGATGTTATTAGTGACATTAACAAATCAGTTATTAAAGTTGGAATAAACATGAATATGCCTCAAGAACCAAACCAGATGATAGAAGCCTTATCATTAATGGACCTGGCATCAGAACTAAAAGTTGATTACTTACAAGTTAGACCGGTGTTACCAAGATTTTATAACAAAGAAAAAGTTAACAGAGAAATATTATCTGAACAAATTAGTTACCTTAAGATTATTGATGGTGTTAAGTACGGTAATACAGAACTAAGAATATCTTGGGACAAGTTTAATGATCTTATGAAAACTGATTATGGTAAGACTTATGATATCTGTGAAGGTCATCAGTTTGAATGTGTACTTAATTCTAATGGTGACTTATGCGTTTGTATGTATCTGTTAAACGATCCAGACTTTGTTTTTGGTAACATATATAATCAATCGTTTAATGACATCTGGAACTCATCAAAACGAGTTAGTATGTTAAAGAACTTAAACCTTAACAAATGTCAGGTATGTTGTAAATGTCATGAGATTAATAAGTTAATTAGTTACATAAACAATAATGATGATGAGGTGAACTTTATATGAAATATACACAAGTAATGATAGCTAAAGAAATACCAAAAAACATTAAAGATACTTTGGCTGAACAACCTGCAAGGTCAGGACTATACAACTGGATATTTGCATTAGGTGGTGAGATTAACACTTATTGGTCAATTAAAGATAGACTTGAGGATTATGATGTTATACAGGTTAATGCAAGTCCAAAAGATATGCCTATGATTCCTTTGATTAGAGAACAGCTTAAAAACAGCAGTACCATGTTAGTAGTTAACAATGATTATGTTTGTGAATACTGGGAAAAGTTTGGTATTGATCCATTGATGTATGATACTTATCAACGTATGGGTGACATGGTGTTTGGAACTGAACCTCATCAAACGTCTAACCTTGTTGAAGGTGCTTTCTGTATGCCTCACCCTTCAAACACTAAATATCTTAAGAAGCTTGGAACTGATTTTAATGCTAAAAATTCTATAGGTTTTATATTTCATTGGTGGGCAGAACAAACATATCTACCTTACAAGACACTTAACAAGGTTAAAAAAGAAAATGATAAGATTAACATGACAAAGATGTTTAGTTACATGGATGGTAAAAGTCCAATGCAATCTTGGCATGGAATAATGTTTGATAGGATTGTTCCGTTAACTAACTTTCCACAGTTTGCACAGTTAATAATGGGTGAAGCTTGTCTGTACGATCCAAACCCATACCACACTTACGGAAGGAACGGTGTTGAATGTGCGTGTTGGAAACAACCTGTTGTTGGTAGTGATAGAGTCTTTTCATATTCAAAGTTAACTCCAGAACTAACCTGTGATCCTTTTAATACTGATAAGACTAGGGACATATTCAAGACAGTGTTAAACAAAGACGTTGATGACATCTTAAACAGGGCTTATGATGATGTAGAATATTTCAATTATGAGAACAGTGTTAAAAGGTATAAAGAAGCGTTAGATATCTGTAAAGACAGAGGTGGTTATGAATGGTATCAGAAACACCGATAGATCGGTTTATGAAGTTGGAAAGGTATAAAGAGATTACAAGAGAAGGATTTAAGTTTGTATCAAAATTGAAAGACATAACAGGTAAAGATAACATAATAGTACCGAAGTCTGTTACAACTTTCTATGACTTATGTGACTTATATGACAAACAAGGTACAGATTATAAGATATATAATACTCAAGATTTTGATAACATTATAGTAGAGGTGAAACAAAGTGAGTGAAGAAGAATGTAAAGATAAGTGTAGTATCAAAGAAAAGGTACTTGATTTAGTTACAGTTAATTTTAACATTAAATCTTGTCCTGAAAAGATACACCAGGAATTTTCAGAGTTCTGTAAGGTTGAAGCAAATGATAATTATCCAATGGGACTAAAACTGTTACTTGATGCAAAGAACTCAAACATTAAAGAAGCATTATTGTTTGAACAGTATATGGAGCTTAAGGTCAGGGTTGAAGAACTTGAAAAGCAGTTACAACAGCAGCCAGATGAACCAAAAAAGGCTAAACCCAAGACTTTCGGTAACAAATAAACGAATATTTTAAAAACAATAAAAATAGATAATAATATGGAGTGATTGAAATGGTTGACAAATTTGATAGGCATATAGCTAAAGGGAAAGAAGTGGAAATTGAATCTGAAAGTGGAGAGAAAGATGTGTTTGTTATACAACCCTTACCTTTTTCAAAGATGGGATTGTTATTTGATGTTATGAAAGTTATGAGCAGTGTAGACTTAAACGCTCTACAAGATGATAATGTTCCTAATGAGGAAAAAACACGGAAATTCTTAGAAGCTTTTGGTTCAGAAGCAATGGACAAAATAAGCGATTTAGTATTTAGTTCATTGAAAGTAAGTTATCCAGATGTTGACGAAAAGAAACTGGAAGGTTTTGCAGCAAGTAACTTGTTTGCTTTAATGCCAGTTGTATTGGAAGTTAACACACAAAACTTAGCAACGAAATGAGTATAAAGAATAAGTTAAAGAAACTTAAAGGTTCATCAAACGATCCTTTGGGTGACATAACATACGCATTAGTAAGTAAGTTTCGTTGGGATTACGATACTTTAATGAAACAGCCAATCCCCTTTATCAATTTATTACTTAACAAGATGAAAAAGGAAGCAGAAGAACATAAACGTAATATGAATAAGACAAAGAGGAAATAATGGCAGAAAATAATATTGACATAATTCTTAGATTGTTAGGTTCTGAAGGAGTTCAAAGAACAATAGATCGTTTAAAGTTAGGTATGACCACTCTTGCTAAAGAGGGTAAGAAGTTTAATGTAAGTGGAAAAGAAATGGGTAATGCTCTTGGTGTTGTAGAGACTCGTGGCAAAGGTGCAGCTAAATCTATTGAAATGACTGGTAATTCTGTCCAAAGATTTCAAAAAAAAATGAAAGGTATGGTCCCTAAATTTCAGGGATGGGCATTATCTATCATGTTTTTTGGTATGGCTATCCAACGATTGTTTCAAGGTATATTAAGAAAAGCTTTTTCAGTCTTTAACGAAGTTATGGCTACAACTGAAGATGGAGTGTCAAACATACAATTATTATCTGCATCAATGCAATACCTGGCTTTTACTGTTGGTAATGCCATAAACTCAGCGTTAGCACCATTTATACCAATGATTATGGATATTATAATGGCATTGGCAGAATGGGTTGAAAAGAATCCTAGACTTGTTGCAGGAATTATTATTTTTGGAGCTGCACTAGGTGCGTTATTAACTACGTTTGGAATGTTAAAACTTGCATTTAATGGTGTGTTTGAAGCATTTACTTTATTTATAGGAAAAATCATGGGTACTCAGCTAGGCAATGCTATTGCAGCTATGGGTTTTGGTGAATTGATTGCATGGTTAGTTATAATTATTGCAGCTGTAATATTATTGAAAGAGATATGGGAAACTAACTTTGGTGGAATCCAAGATTTTATGAAAAGTTGGGTTGGTGCTATTACAGATGGATTTGGTGGTATATTTGAAGGTTTAAAACAAAGCATTAAAGGATTTTCAGAGTTTGTCAGGGGAATACTTACAGGCGATTCTAATATGTTACTTGGTGGTTTAATGCGGTTAGGTACAGGCATAATCCAAATCATACTAAGTATTATCACTACAATTATTCGGTTAGCAGGTAACTTAGTAATTTTCATGTTAAATATAGGATTTGATATTGCACAAAGCCTTGACTCATTATTTACAGATTTAGGAATTAGTATTGTTGAATCAATAACAAAACCACTTAAAACAATATTTAAATTAATAAATTCAGCTTTGTCTGCAATAGGTGCAGATTGGAGATTACCAAACCTTGATAACTTTATTGAGGATTGGAGAAAAAATAATGATGAAATAAAAAGTGATGTTGATGATTGGCAAAGAAGGAATTTAGGTTATGATCAATTTAATGCAGGAATGGCATCTGCACAAGAATTAATAAACAAGAGAGCTGCTGACTTGTATAGTGATATTGATTGGATGACTGGTCCAAGTAACGCTTCAGACACAATTACTAACATGGGACAAAACGATTACTTTGGTGGTACTTCTGATGACAGTTATTTTGGTCAACAACAAAGTATTGCTCCTGAACAGGTAAGTGTATTTAATATTAATCAGGTTGATGTTAAAACAGATGGTAGTCCAGAATCAATTGTGGATGCTTTACAACAAAAAGTTACTGATGACATTTACCTACAAATAGGTGGTCAATAATGGCAGGAATAGTATCATTACAACATCCAGACGTTAACAATGGAAATGCAGTAATTCTTAATGGTGTATCTGTTAAATATGTTTGGAAAAATCTTTATAACAAAGAACCTGTACCTGGTAAGTTTGACATTGTTGAAGTTGACGTTGCAGGTTTTGAAAATCCTTATGTAAGTTTAAACGGTATAATAGATATTGATACTGATAAGACTACGTCTGAACATTTAAAATCTTTTTCAAGAATTGAGTTTACAGGTGAAAGTACATCTGCTATCAAGTTCTTTATCGGAACAGGTAACCAGGAAACTTTACTTGATGGATCAATATCATCTTCAGATTCCACCATTACTGTTGATTCTACTGAAGGAGCAGGTAGCACAGGCACAATAAGGATTGGTAACGAGATTATCTCTTATACTGGAACGACAAGTACATCTTTTACAGGTTGTACTAGAGGCGTTGCAGGTACGACTGCTGCGTCTGCAAGTGACAATGCAATAGTAAACATATTAGGTAATTTTACAAGTTCAGATTCAAGTTCACAGTTTATGTATGTAATTGTTCAGAATTTTAATATATCATTTAATACACAAGTTAAAGAAGGTCAGAAATGGACTTACACACTTGAATTAACTGAAACGGAAGTGGATAATTAATGGCTTATTATAAACAAACAGTGTTATTAAACAAACAATTGGGAACAGGGTATTCTAGTAGTCCCATTACTCTTTCAAACTCTTATAACATCCAGGTAGAAACAGGTAAAGCTGATAAGAAAGACGTGTTTAAGTTTAATATTGTTAATGCAAACAACAAATATTTTAATGGTGAGAACAGTATTGAAGTTGGTGATCAGGTTAGAGTTTATTTTTATAAAAACAAATCTACTTATACTTCTGACGATATACAGATTGACGGAACAGTAACAGAAGTACCTTTTAAAGCTAACTCAAAAGGTAGAATACTAACTGTTAAAGGTTATTCAAGGATAGATATGATGTTTCAAGCTCTTGTGTTTGTTAACATTAATAATGATACTACGTCTGACCAGTCTAAAACTTATACATTACCTGAAGCCATAGCTAACATTGTGGGTAAAGTTAATGATGCAAATAATCTTACTGCTGAAGAAGATTCCAAAAAGATTAAGTTTGTTTATTATGATACAGACGTAGGTAAATATTTGGATCATAACGGAGATGAAAGGACGGCTGACGAAGTAACAATATCAAGGGTTAACAGTGAAGGTACAGCGTTTAGTGAAGCTGTAACAGTTCGTGAGATATATAGGAAAGCAATTGAACTAATTAAAAAATATTCTTCTGATGAATATACTAATGATGGTGCTTATGAATATAAACTGTCATCTGATAATTATTTTTATTGGGGACCTAAGAATGAAACTGTTAACACAACTACGTTAACTGAAGGAACGCAACCAACCGAGATTGACATTAAGAAGTCTAAAGATGACATAGTTAATACACTTATAATTAATGTTGGTAAAAGTCCGTCAAATAGAGGTAACACTGTGTTTGTTACAGATTCAAGTTCACTTACAAAACATGGGGCAAGGTGGAGATATATATCTAAATATCAAAATTTAACTGAAGGTCTTATGACTAATGAAGAATCAGCTAATCGTGACAGTTTTGACGTTAATGTTGACAGGTTTCCAAGTGCATACCCATACACCACATATTTTAAATCTTCAGCTGACTTTGATGCAAGTCCAATTAACAATTCACCTGCTGCAACAAAAGGTAGTTCAATTACTGTAGCAAATGATGCTGAATATGATGCAGTTCTTAGGAGGGAAGCTGAAGAACAAGGTAGAAAGTGGGGTATTGGTTTACTTAAGTTATGGGCAAACCCACGTTATGAAGCTGACGTTGTGGTAAGTAACACTGATAATTTTACTACAACTGAACTTATTGCACATACCATTAAATCTTATAACTTTGATCAGAAAAATCTAAGACTTAACTTCATTAACAATTCAATCTGGAAATCTGAACTTAAATCATTAGAAGATGAGGAGGATGCAATCTAAATGGTATTTACATTTGATGGTAAGGTACAATTAGCTAAGTTCCTAGCAGGTGAATCAGTTGATCCACCAACTTATGTAGCTTTCGGAACGAGTAGTGATTCACCAAACGAGTTTGACACGTCACTTGCAGGTGAACAAGCAAGAGTATCAGTCAACACAGCTACAAGGTCAAAGAACATAGCAACCATATCTGGAACGTTAGGTTTCTTGGAAGGAAACGGAACAACGCTGAAAGAGTTAGGTTCGTTCAATGCAGCAACAGATGGTACAATGACTAACAGGATAACTTGGACAGGTACAGATAAAGATAACACAATTCAAATTCAAGCACAAATATCTTTTAAGGTGAAATAATGAGTTTAGGTAACTATTTAGGTAAAACATTTTCAGAACAAGCTGAAACTAATCAAGGTCTTGCCCACGAAGGAGTGATACCACCTGAACTGTTAGCACCGATGGAGATTGTTGAACCAGAAGAATGGAACGTTGTTCTTGAAGCATGGGACATTAACGATTCATTCGTGTTAGGACATCCAGATAATGGTGTGTTAGGCACTAGCAAACTTGGTGATCGTAGAACGTCTGCTGGTGAAATTTTAAGGAGAGCTTGGCTCTTTGATACTAAAGAAGATTTAGATAATGGAACTACGCAAGGTTCAGTTAATATAGAAAATGGAAATATAATGTTTGGGTGATAATAATGACAACAGTACCGAATAAAACAGACGGAGATATATTAAACGCATCAGAATTGTTTAAGTACATAGGAAGTACACTTACACAAGGTTCAGCTAACCTTAATACTATAGGTACAACTGAAACTGAATTGGTTGAATTAAACATATCAGGTAACGACGCATATTCAGCCGTTATAATTATGGCAAATGTAATAGGTAATGCTGTTAATAATGATGGTTCTCCAAAAGCTTGTAACTTTAAGTTACGGACAGGTACAAGTGATACTGCAACGTCTAACACTGAAAGACAAGCTTTAGATTTTTCTTTAGGTGTAAAAAACGGTGACGCATCAGCAACACCAACTTATGGTGGGGGTGCATTTATGTATGTTATTACATCATCAGATGAAACTTTAACAAATGATTGGAAAGTACACGTAACAGTTGTAAGTGATGGTAATGCTGGATCAGGAACAGGTTATTGTGAATCAATCATTGCTATAGGTGTTTAAATATGAAAATTAATGAATGGACCGGGTTAGTTGTTGTATTAACTTTATTGGTGGGTACTGCAACTTATAACGTAACTATCAATGAAGATGACGTAACAGTTGAATGGACTGACAGTTTAAGTGATTGTTCAAGTCTTCAATTAATAGTTGAAAAGACTGATACTAACAGGTTAAAATGTGGTAGATACATTATAGCTGAATGGGACACGATAGTTCTTAACGAAAGACATAATTATTTGGAAACTAGTTGGGAACAGAACAATCGTAACATTGCAACAATTAAACAATGGGTTGAAGAACAAACGCCAGATTATTTTATAGTCAATAAACAAACTACTTATAATAGAGGTAGCACTTCAAGTTATGATGGTAAACTTATTGAAAGTTACAGGTTTGACAAGAAAGGACTTAAATGGTCTTACAGTTATGACCCTAGCAGTTCAGCTGAAAATTACGGTCATTACATAGTTCTTAGAATGAAACGTGACTTAACAGAACAGTACGGGTTTAAATTCTTTCCTAAAGATGACCAATTGAAGTTTGAAAAAGATAATGAATATTATTATGGTGGTACTAAAGGTAACTTGTTTGTTGACCCAACAATAATGGTAAATGGAATGACATATACTTGGAACTATGACTGTGACATGACAGAACTAAGCAGGAACTGTATAGAATATCAAACTAACGTTACAACTCATAACAGGACTAACACTTATTATAATTATTCAATGTGGAACGTTAGTGAATGTATAGATTGTGATTATACCTGTTCAGAAGTTAACCTTACCTGTGAAGAAACTATACCTTATAATGTTACAACTTATTGGAACACTAGCGTTACAGGTTGTATTGATTGGAACGTAACAGAAGTATGTTATCCAAAAAATAGGCATGGTATTAACATTACAATATCACCACCTAACCAGGAAAGGTACGTTAGTTTTGATGGCATGACAGGTTCAATGGATTATCCAATATTAACTCTTAAAAGTTTAGAAAGGGGTGGTTCTTGGAACGATAGGGACTTGAACAGTTGTTACAATCTAGGCGTTCCTTGCAGACAACTTAACATTTCTGATACTGAGGATTGGCAAATCGTGCAAGACATTGAAGATTCAGACGGGGTGTATATAAATGTCGAATAATAATATTAACTTTGCTACCAAATTGGTAGTTATTGGTACATTATTGGTAGTTATGGCTATGGGTGTTAGTGCTAAACCTGCGTGTTTGATTTATGATGAATTTGATGGTAGTTCGGTTAATGCATCAATTTGGAACGAGCTAGGAGATGAAATAACAGTTGGTGATGGGCAACTTAATATGACTGGTGATGGTTCTTTTTATAGGGATTCTGTTTTAGATTCTATTCAAGACTTTACAATAAATGCAACAAACTTAACAGTAAAAGTTAGGTATAAAGTATCTGCACAACCTACAACTTATGGTGCATTTCCACAAGTTGTATCATGCGGTGGTCAAGGCACTAATGATTGTACTTCAATAGGCGGTTCAAATGGAGTTGATTTGTTTGTTGTTAATGATTGGAGATTTGGTGTTGATGGTGCAACACAAAATGGCGGTTCTGATTACGGAACTTTTTTAGATGATACATGGTATAATTCAACTTTATATTTATCTACAAGTGCAACTCATCACATAATAGATGATGGTGCTACAGAAGTTGCAGGTAGTGCTACTGCATTAACTTTAGTAAACGTTTCTTTAATATCTGGACAGGAAAGTGATAAACAGATGCAGTGGGATTGGGTTAAGGTATGGTATGGAGATGATTCAGATTGTGAAGTAGTTAGTAGTGTTACAATCCTACCTTCATTTTCAAACAATGCAACAAACGCAACTAACCCTGCTGTTAATGATGATGTTAACATTAGTATTCAGATTGATGATGATGTAGGAATAAGCGGTTACATCTTTTCTAAATATAATGAAAGTAGTAGTTCTTGGTTGAACGATAGTTGGGTTGAAATAGCAGGAAGTCCTACATCATACAACGCTTCAGTTGTAAAGACTATGCCTGACTGGGCTTTCTATAACTATACTTGGTACGCTAACGATACAAGCAATTCATTTAACAATTCAGATATATTTAGTTTAGACATTCAACAAGACCTTAGCATTACACAGTCAAGTTATAATTTCAGTTCAGGTGAAAATGAAGAAAATCAAACTGCATGGCAAACTGATTTAACAGTTAGGGTTGAAACTGAAGACAGGACACCTACT